AGGGTGATATTAAGTGGGGGCCTCGCTCAGTTATAGAAGTCTCTTACTGGTTACTAGATGAAAAGGATAAGAAACGCTTTGAGATAATGGAGTTTACTGATGCCAGTTAAGCGTTGCCCTAAGTGCGGTGAAGAAAAGGAACTGACGATAGAGTTTTGGTATAAACGGAAAGGATCGTCAGATGGATTTAGAGGAAAATGCAAGGTTTGCATGGATAAGGAAAGTGCAGATTATCAAATAAAATATAAAGATACAATAAGGATCTATCATAGAAAATGGGATATAGAAAATCCCGAGAAACGCGTGATGGCAAACGTGAAATGGTTGAATGGAAACCGATTAAAGAGGAAAGAATCTGTCAATAACTATGCAAGAAAACAAGTAAAAGTATTGTCTAACCAATATTTAATTGTCTTACTTTGGCGTAGGTTTAGAGGAAAGGTAAATATCCCACCTGAACTTATTGAGCTAAAGCGTCAACAAATAATTATGAAACGTAACTTAAAGCAATTCAAAAAATGGAGAGAGGAGAGAGAAAATGAATCAGATCACGAATATGTTTCAGGAGAGCAACGGGAGAATGAAGAAAATTATGGCGGGGAATTACAAGATAGAGCAGATAACGCAGGCACAGCGAGAGTTTGAAGGACAAATAAAACTAATAAATGCAGTAGTCTCTGCCTTCGGGGTTGCGTCGAAAAATAGGCGCGCTGGCAATGCACTTGAACGAATGAACCTGATGAACGGCACAACAGCCATTGACCTTATGCTTGGCGATCCAGAAGTTGACAAAGTGAAATGCCCCTACCATGACAACCTTATCACACGGGCAGAGTGCCTTGATTACAGCGGATCGCATCTTGAGGACTGTGCGGGGTGTGAGATCGGAAAGGCCACAAAGGATATGCTGTTACCGAATAGATAACCCAGTCCAGGGGTGCGGCTGGACAACGCGCATAAGGAGAATCATGTCAAAACTACCAGACAAAGAACTGCTCCGGCCCGATGAGGTTGCTAATTACTTCTCAGTTACTCGCAAGACCATCTATCTTTGGATTAAGAAGAAGCATTTAGAGGCATATAAAATCGATAAGGCGATAAGAATTACCCGCAAATCTATCCTCGAGCACAAAAAACTGTAACCTTAGCTAACGTAAGCTAACATTTTCACAAAAAATTGTCTTGTAAACCATCAAAAAATACTTCAAAATAACAACATGGAATTTCTAAGAGCATTGTGGTCTTGTTTTGATATACGGGATTTTTTTGTCTTTGGTGGGGTGGGGATGCTTGGGTACGGGATCTACCTCCTCAAAGGTCAGGGCTGGGCCTTCGTGGTATGCGGTCCCCTGTTTATGATTATCGGCTACTTGATGAAGGATAAGTAATGGGTATAGTCGCTCGGATGGTACGGCCTCAAGCAATGCACCCGCAGGAACTTGAACGCATGATTATGTCTGTCTTCGGCGGCGGGTCAACCTCTTCTGGCGTGTCTGTTTCAAGCGATTCAGCGATGAGGCAGGCAACCGTTTATTCATGCGTCAATGCTCTTTCCCGCGTAATCGGCATGCTTCCCTGTCACTTGATGGAAACGGACGGTAAAAACCGCACAAAACTGATTGACGACTCTCTCTATTTTCTCTTACACGACCAGCCGAATGAATGGATGACCGCCCCGGAGTTTTGGGGCATGGCCATGAACCACCTCGCATTGAGGGGGAATTTCTTTGCCCTGAAAAACAGGGGCCTCTCCCTTACCGGCCCCGTGAAAGAATTGATCCCTCTTGCGCCGGGCATTGTCCACGAAGTCAAGCAGAATGAGAAATACCAGCTCGTTTATACATTAAAATATCCAGATGGGACCTTGATGGATGTTCCAGCCTCCCAGATCATGCACCTACGCGGGATGACCATCAACGGATTTATGGGAGTCAACCCCATCCAGTACATACGAGAATCTATTGCCCTTGGATTGGCTTCTGAAGAGTTTGGGGCGCGATACTTTGGCAGCGGAACGCATCCAGGAATGATAGTCGAGCACCCTGGCAAAGTTGACCCCAAAATAAAAGCAGACCTGAAAAGCTCATTGGCAGAATCATACAGCGGCCTTGGAAAATCTCACCGCATGATGCTGCTCGAAGATGGGATGAAGGCGCAGAAGATAACCATTGACCCCAAAGACTCACAATTCATTGAGCTTCGCAAGTATCAGAAAGCGGAGATCGTTGATATCTTCTTTGGGATGCCCCTGACAATCATTTCCTCAGAATCTAAAACTCCTACGTATGCAAGCGCAGAGCAGTTCTCAATCGGTTTTATTATCTATGCCCTGATGCCTTGGATCGTACCAATAGAAAAGGCAATTTCCCGCGACCTGATACCGACAGCGAAAAGGAAGACTCAATATGCGAAGTTTGCCGCGCAGGGGCTACAGAGGGGAAGTTTTAAAGAACAGATGGACTCTTTCGCGGTAGGCATAGATAAAGAGATTTTATCTCCTAACGAGTGCAGAGATTTACTTGATATGAATCCTTATGAGGGCGGTGGCGAGTATCGAACACGGACCTCAAGTATGAAACAAGAACCCAAGCCAAGTGATGGAGGTAACAACGCATGAAGCTGGCTTATAGAAGCGAAAAGAATGCAGACGCAGCGGCCCGATACTGGGGCAAGTCTCTTGAAAAGCCGGATTGGTACAGAATAGAGGCGAAGAGTGACGAGGATAGCGAGGAGATCATAATTTATGATGTGATCGGCTGGCCATACAATGACGCCTTTGATCTGGTCCGGGCCCTTGGAAACATCACGGCGAAGAATATCACAGTTAGAATCAACTCTCCTGGAGGGGATGTGTTTGATGGGGTGGCTATCTTTAATGCCCTATGCGAACATCCGGCGCATGTCACCACAAAAATAGAAGGAATGGCCGCGTCAATGGCTTCGGTTGTTGCTCTGGCTGGGAATGAAGTACAGGCCCACAAGAACACCATGTTAATGATCCACGATCCCTGGGTGTTGACCGCTGGCAATCAATACGAACTTCGGGAAATAGCAGACATCCTTCAGAAGATCGGTGGGAATATGCTTGATATTTATTACGACAAGTCAAGCATTGGAAAACGTGAACTCAAAAGCATGATGAAAGAAGAAACATGGTTTACTGCGGCAGAGGCCCAAGACCGTGGCCTAATTGACACCATCCTTGATACTGGAGCGGCAAAGGCGAAGTTTGACCTTTCCATTTACGCAAACGTCCCTAACGATCTGGAAGCTGGCGACCGGGAAGGGGATACATTAAGTAAACAAGAGATTGAGCGAGCCCTGCGTGATGCAGGTGCAAGTCGATCTTTCGCGAAGTCCATAGCTGCGCGAGGCAGTAATGGCAACTCTCAGCGCGATGTTGAGGGAATACAGGCAGAGGTAGAACGAATTATCAATATAATGAAATCATAGGAGGATACAGAAATGGACGAACTGAAAAAGATTATAGAAGCTCTTGGTAAAACCTTTGAAACCTTCAAAGGTGAGAATGACATACGCCTCAAAGAAATTGAGACGAAAGGCCACGCTGACCCGCTGCTTGCGGATAAGGTGGAAAAGATCGACGCTGAAATGGCGAAGATCGTCGAAATGAAATCGCAGCTCGAAGCCCTTGAAGCGGTAGCGGGCCGGGGTGCTTTCGGTGGCGGGACTTCCGAGATCGACAAAGCCAAAGCAGAATACAAGACCGGCTTTGAGAGTTGGTTCCGTAAAGGCGCGGAAGGAAATCTTGCAGAGTTGGCGATACAGGCGAACGCGTCTACCCTCGACGACACTGCTGGAGGGTTTACCGTACCTGAAGAAATGGCGGCTACTATTGACCGCGTCGCCGGTACAGTTTCCGCAATGCGTGGACTTGCAACCGTGATGGGTATTGGGACTGACACCTACAAGAAACTGGTAAATCAGGGCGGAGCCTCGACTGGCTGGGTTGGTGAAAAGGGAGCGAGAGCTGAAACCGATTCTCCGAGTCTGGTAGAAATCGCAATCAACACCAAAGAGATCTACGCGATGCCTGCCGCAACTCAGAAACTTCTCGATGACAGTTATATCGACATCGCCGCATGGCTCGGTAACGAGGTTGCCATTGAGTTTGCCGAAGAGGAAGGCGATGCCTTTATCAACGGTAACGGTGTTGAAAAACCGAAGGGCCTTGACGCATACACGAAAGTTGCGAATGCTTCTTATGCGTGGGGCAGTGTCGGTTATATCGCTGGCGGTCACGCTACCCTGCTGAACAACGCTGACAAACTGGTTGATCTTACCGATGCCCTTAGTTCGATTTACCTCAACGGATCATCCTGGTTGATGAACCGTACAACCAATGGCGTTATCAGGAAGTTCAAGGATGGCGAAGGGAACTATATCTGGAGGCCGGGACTTGAGGCTGGCGCTCCTAATACTCTGCTGGGTTATCCTACCGTAACCGATGACAACGTGGAAGATATCGGCGCTGGGAACTATCCCCTCTACTTCGGGAACTTCAAACGGGCTTATCTGATTCTCGACCGATTCGGTATCCGGGTTCTGCGTGATCCTTATTCCAGCAAGCCATATGTTCTCTTCTATACGACCAAACGCGTTGGAGGAGGCATAGTCCTTTATGAGGCAATCAAGACCCTGAGGATAGCCACTACTTAACATTAACCGGGGGTTGAAATATACCCCCATTCAATAAGTTTTAAGGAGGTAAACACAATGAAAGATCTTTATAATAAAGTTTCGGCAGTTGCTGTACTTGACCCAATTTCATGTACGAATGCAGACT